AAGGTGAAAAACTTTGCCTAAAAAATGAATATTAATCTAAGTTAGAAAACAGTATGGCCGACGATGAAGATAATTATGATGAGCAGTATGATGAGGAGATTGATCTTGTCGAGGACGGTGCCTTACTAGAAGAAGCGCAGAAAAAGGATCTAGGTAATGAACTTCTAAGAATTCACCCAGAGGCAAGAATTGATACCATAGAGTCTGTATCTCTAGATATTCAGTTAACAAATGTCCCACCCTGTTTTCAGAACGCAGATGGCCAAGCAGATCCCAAGCATCGCAGCGTTCCTTTCTTGACGCAATTTGAGAAGACAAAGATTCTGGGATTTAGAACAAATCAACTGAGTCAGGGGGCACGTGCGTTTATCGCAGTCCCTACGCACGTTACTGACCTGAAGACGATTGCGAAGATGGAACTAGAGGCACGTAGGCTACCCTTTATCATTAAGAGACCAATGCCAGATGGAACCTTTGAGAAATGGCGCTTATCTGATTTGATGATTTTATAAAGCATCTAAAAACTATTTTTTACTTCATCTATTAGAATGATTCCTACTGCTAGAAGTTTTATTAAAATAGGAAATCCTATAGAACAAGGTGCTATTTCAAATAATACTTATTCCGATACGGGTGTTTATACATTTACAGATTTAAGAAGTATTTATAGAATTCCTAGTCCAAATAATTCTGTAAATGTTGTAGTAGGTATAGTATCATTTGGGGGTGGTCTATATGGAAATATCGATCAAGCAACTGGAATTCTAACAAATGGTGATATTCAGAAACATTGGACTCTTATTTGTGGTATACCTGTTTCAAGGCATCCAAGGGTTATTGTTAAGAATTTATATGGTGCTACTAGTTCAGTAATTATAGATGCCTCTGGAAATGTAGATAAATCTACAGAGGAAAATACACTTGATATTCAAGCAGTTGGTGGAATATGTCCTTCTCCTAATTTAACTATTATTATGTATAGATTACCAGGTAATCTTATAAATTTTATAAATTTTTTTGGACCAGGAGGTGACTTGTATAATCCAGTCATTGTTAATTCCATTAGTTATCTTCCTACAATACTAAGTATTTCATGGGGTTGGGATGATTCTATTGTATGGACTGATCGAGCATTGTTTTCTAATTCTTCAGATATATTTTCTGTAAATTTAGCATTAAAATATGCTACAGAACAGAATATAAATATCTTTGCAGCATCAGGTGATAATGGGTCCATTGGTCAGGTCGGCCTAATGAATGGAACAGAGACTTGTTTTCCTGCTAGTTCTCCCTATGTTACCGCCGTTGGTGGTACGTTTCTAGCATCATTTAATAACTTATATGATGCTAATACAAAAGAGGGTTCATGGGATGCTGGTGGCGGTGGAATCAGTGGACTCTTTCCTACTCCATCATACCAGGCTAATCTAAATGTGCCTATGCGCTCGATTCCTGATCTTGCTGCAATAGGCGATTCAGCTACTGGAGTATTAATATCTGTAAAAAATGTATTATATCCCATTGGTGGAACAAGTGTTTCTGCTCCAATCATAGCGGGATTTTTAGCCTGTGTAACAGCAAATAATACAACGGGTAAGCCAATACCATTTATTAATCCTTATTTGTATTCTATATATACAGATCCTACATTATACGCCTCTTGCTTTAATGATATTACATACGGGTCAAATGGAATGTATTTTGCTAAACGTGGATATGACAACTGTACTGGGTTAGGAACAATTAACGGCCTGAATCTTGCTACCGCCTTGTATGCAGGAATATCAGGCATCCAGGTTACTTCATTAACTCTTTCTCCTTCTACTCTATCTCTGGTTTCTGGACAACAGGCTCAATTAACCACAACTATAGCACCTGGTGGTGCTACAAATAAGAGAATTACATGGTCATCTTCAGACCCATTGGTTGCCAGCGTTAATAGTTCTGGCCTAGTTACAGCAGGATTTCTTGGTTCTACTACAATTACTGCTACTACTGCCGATGGTTCTTTCATTAGTAAAACTTCTACTGTAACAATTACCTCTATAGGCAGATTTACAGGAGAAATAGGACCCACTGGATCAACAGGTTCAACGGGGTTTACAGGTTCAACCGGATTTACAGGCCCAACTGGCTTTACAGGTCCTACAGGATTTACTGGTTCTACTGGCTTTACAGGTCCAACAGGATTTACTGGTCCAACAGGATTTACGGGTTCTACTGGATCAACAGGATGGACTGGATCAACGGGATGGACAGGTACCACTGGGTTTTCTGGAACAACTGGATTTACTGGATCAACGGGATGGACAGGGTTTACTGGATGGACTGGGACTACTGGTTCTTCTGGAACAACCGGCTTTACTGGATCAACGGGGTGGACTGGCTTTACAGGGTGGACTGGAACCACTGGTTCTACTGGAACAACTGGCTGGACAGGGTCAACTGGATGGACTGGCTTTACTGGCTGGACAGGAACAACTGGTTCTACTGGAACAACGGGCTGGACTGGTAGAACAGGATTTACTGGATTCACTGGGTTCACTGGATTTACTGGCTTTACTGGACCTACTGGTCCAAATGGTCAAAGAGGTATTATTGGTGTCACTGGATTCACTGGATTCACTGGCACTGCTGGAATAACTGGACCCGCTGGATCAACGGGATTTACTGGATCCACTGGATTTACTGGATATCCAGGAATAACTGGGTATACTGGATTTACTGGTGATCGAGGATCAGCTGTAAATACAGGTGCTACTGGTAAAGATGGACCCATTTCACCACCTTACACTTTTTTTAACATAGGCCCCACTGGTGCTCAGGCTCCTAATATCATTACGCGAGATCAGATGAAAGAGAGGGTAAATCTAGTTGATCAATATAGATTGGTAAAGATTCAGGATTTATTAACCGTAGTTGTAAATTATCATGTAGAAACTGCTATTAATAAAATTATACAAGTCCTTATTAATAATACTGGACAAACCTCTCATTTACATTATTTACAAGTTCCTCCTGGGGTCATCATGAATAAAATCCCCTATAATCTATCAAATGTAAATTATGATACTGTTAAATTACAAGCAATTCCTATTATTATTGGTATTCTACAGGCAAAATTCATCGATTCAGTAGTTACAGTAAATAAGGAGAAAACCTATATTTCTATTGATTGGACGATTAGATAATTACTGCCCCTTTCTCACCTGGATCTGAGGACCCTTTAGTCTTTGTCCAGCAGCGGGATCATAGTTATTTGTATTAGCAGCATCTGCCTCTAGATAATGTGCAGCACTGTGAGTCCAGAATTCAGGAGCACCAATGCGGAAATCCCCGTGAAGTTCAGCCTTATACCAAAAGATAATGTCTTCTAACTTATTACTTTGTGTGTTGTTGCTTACAACTAGACACTCGTAATTCTGAGTACACTGATCCATTACCTGGCAAAAAAACTCAAAGGAGGGAAAGGCTGAGCCATAGTTTTCGTAAATACGCTTTCTGTTATTCAGATATGGCTCACGTAAGATGAACACATAATCAACGTTTGTTCTCAAGACAGGTGGAACACCCAGAGGATACTGCATAGTAATCAGGAAGAATACCTTTACCCATCGACCGTTCAAGAAGAGATAGCGAACATTCAAGTCACGGGTCCACGTATCATCATATAGACAGTCGTCTAAGATTAAGAATGATCTAGGGTCCAGCCGGGATTGAATCCCATTACCTTGCTCTGCCATTACTTTCCTCATAATTGCCTTTTGTCTATTTACATAGTTCTGAACGATAACAGGAGAATAAGCTCCGTGAATAAAAAGTGGAGGGACCATCTTCTTGTAGAAATCGTTCGATTCCTCAGTTCCACTAATCACTGTGCCAAGAGGAAGTGTCTTGTGGTGATAGAGCACATCGCGAACTAGGGTGGATTTACCAGTTCTACGGCGCCCAATGAAAATACACACGGCGTCTTCGGGAATCTGAGCCATGCTAAACTTCTTCAACTGTAAATTCATCGCAGCAGAGGCAGCCATTGAAACTATAGATTAAGTTTTTTAATTGAACTCTTAAACAACGCGCATTCTTTTCTAAAGTGCTATCTTTACTAAAGTAATGTCCTCACCGTATCCGTCTCTTCAGACAGCCGAATTGCCACAGTCAGAAACCTGGGAAATTAAGCCAACCAGGGAACTCCAGGATTCTCTGGAATCGCGGTTCAAGCCTCTTCAGACAACATACCCCGGGAT